TGGGGGGGGGTTTTGGACTTGGTCGTACTCAGTAATCCACTTGTCAACCGTATAGTAGTGAATGGAGACCCGTGTCAGACCGCTGAGAAGTTTCCAGTTGCAGGCACTCAGAGCGAGTTTGACTTGTCGCCCATTCACTGCGTCAGCACTCAAGCAACGCGTTACGCCACCCGCACCCATCGTGGATTTCGCCTACTTGCTGACACCCTTGGGGCACACACCACTAACACCATTCAGGGCCACATCACTCACACTGTCAGTGGTAAAGACGGCATTCCGGTTTGCACCGCGTCTCCGCGGTACGTTCAGGTGCTTTCCAGTTACGGCAGGCGTGCCTACACTTACTCGAAGGTTCAAGGCGAGGATTTTAAGTGTGACGTGGAGATTGACATGACTGGACTTGAGGGCGCGATATTGGACTCAGCGGCGTACACCGCCATGACGAGGTCTTCCACCGGGGTTTATTTACATGCTGAGGCAGCCAACCCGGCCACCACCCTAAAGAAACCTCCCACTGGTAGTGATCTGATGAACGCCGTGATTTACGCAATGCGCGCCAGCAATTCCGCCTCTCTACCTGCCCCCCATTGGCTAATCAAAGCAGCGTTTTACCGACACATGCACAAGAACATGCCGCTGCTTCCCTGGTTCGCCAACATTGGTGCCAGCTTACCTGCGGAAGTGTTCCAGAATGTCGTTCCGGTGTCCAACACAACCTTTGTGAGCGACCATTGCCTCCACGAAGCTGACCCTGTGGACTACAGCACTCCTTCGAGCGGTAGTGATGAGATGTACGTCCACGAGACTCACTTTCACGCAAAGGAGACTCGGGAGATGGCTACCCGACATGGGCAGACGGACCAGTTCAAGGAGACCTCATTTGTCAACCCACATGTCCACAAGCGCAACGACACTGCCACTTACTTTTTGTCTGTGGAGAGCCGCCTCAAATCCTCCAGCTACGAGGCGAACTTGTTGCGGATGCGCTTGTGTCCCAGGACGGACATGTGTGATGAGTATGACCGCCTGGTGCCAAAACCTCCCCGGTGGTCGGCTTTAAAGCATGAGCAGTACGTTGACCTCGCAGTTGCTGAGTACTGCTCTAAACGTACGGCCGAGGCTGTGATGGCAAAGTTAAAATCACACGACCCTGACCGGACGGGCGCTGACATTAAGATAACCTTGAAGAATCAGGTGATAAAGAAGGCGGAGAAGCGCGACAAGGTGAATGCAATTCCCGGGCAGCTTATCCATGAGTACGACATTTTGACCACTTTGAATGACGCTGCGTACGCCCTGTTTCTTGAACATGAGGTCATTCCGTCTTTCCCC